CAAGCTGCAAATACTTCAGCTGATTCTGAAATAAAAGATCAATTAAGAATTTTAAGAGATCGCAGTAGAGATTTAGCAAGAAATGATTCGTATGTTACCAGGTACTTAAATTTAATGATAAGCAATATCATTGGAGCAAATGGTATTAGGCTAAGTGTTAAAGCAAGAAACCCTAAAGGCGATTTAGACATATTAGGCAATCAAACTATTGAGCGTGAATTTAAAAATTGGGCAAAAATGGGTAATTGCACGCTTAATGGCAGACAATCATTTTTAGATTGTCAAAAATTATTTGTAGAAGCGTTAATGCGAGACGGGGAAGTTTTAATAAGACATGCTACGCCAACTGATACTAAATACAAATATAAAATTCAATTTCTTGAAGCTGATCATTTAGATGAGCAGAAAAACGGAGTTAACTCCAAAACTAAAAATAAAATTAAAATGGGCGTGGAAGTAGACAAGTTTGATAAGCCTGTTGCATATTATTTATTTAAAAATCATCCGTATGATAATACATATCAGTCGCCTAAAGAGCACATACGAGTTCCAGCTGAGGAAATCATACACGCTTACATGCCGACACGAGCAGAGCAGACCAGAGGAGTCCCTATGACTGCTTCTGCCATGCCTCAGATAAAAATGCTTAATGGCTATATGGAAGCTGAAATTACAGCAGCTCGCGTTTCAGCAGCTAAAATGGGATTCTTTACAAGCCCGGACGGTGATGGCTATATAGGCGAAGGTTACGAAGATGAGTACACTCCTATTATGGAAGCATCCGCTGGCAGCTTTGAGCAGTTACCAGCTGGCATGGATTTTAAAAGTTTTGATCCCGATCATCCGGCTACAGCTTTTGGCCCGTTTACAACCCAGGTATTAAGAGGAATAGCTTCAGGATTAAATATTTCATATCACGCATTAACAAATGATTTAAGCTCTGTAAATTATAGTTCTTTAAGAGCAGGCGCTTTAGAAGACCGAGAAATGTATAAGCTATATCAAAGATTTGTAGTTGATCACTTTATGCGACCTGTGTTTGAAAAGTGGCTTGAAATGGCTATTTCAAGTGGCGCTATTATGATGGGAGACGAAGCGAGCGGGCCATTACCAATGGGTAAATATGAAAAATTTGCAAATAATACAATTTTTATTGGCAGATCATTCCAGTGGGTAGACCCACAAAAAGAAATGAATGCATCAATAAGTGGTATGCAAGCCGGCCTTGTAACATATCAAGATGTTCAATCTAATTACGGGCGTGATGTTGAAGAGCTATACGAACAGCACGAAAGAGAACAAAAACTTGCTGAGCAGTACGGGATTAAAACAGCATTCCAGCCATTTGGAATAAAAATGCCAATTGAACCCGAAATTAAAGGAGGGTCAAATAATGACGATACCGACTAAAGGAATGAAAGAAGACGCTCAAAGAGCATTAGATTGGCGTAAAGAATTTGGCAGAGGCGGAACACGAGTGGGCCTTGCAAGGGCAAACCAAATTGTTAATGGTGATAACCTATCAGATAGTACAATCAAAAGAATGTACAGCTTTTTTAGCAGGCATGAAGTAGATAAAAAAGCACAAGGTTTTCGACCAGGTGAAAAAGGATTCCCAAGTAATGGCAGAATTGCATGGGGTCTTTGGGGAGGAGATGCAGGTTTTAGCTGGTCAAAAAAATTAGTTAACCAAATGAAAAATGAAGAAGAAAGGGCTTTAACAGGTAAAGCTCTGACAATGATTAAAAATAAAGTTAAAGAACACAACGATAAAGTTGGGGACACTAAATCAAAAAGAACAAGTGTAGCAACGTTATCAAAAGTTTATGAAAGAGGGATTGGTGCATATAAAAGCAATCCAGCTTCAGTAAGACCATCGGTGAGTAGTCCTGAACAATGGGCAGCGGCTCGGGTTAACTCTTATTTATTTGTCTTAAGAAATGGCAAATTTAAAGGAGGTAAGCATGATACAGACTTATTACCTAGTGGGCATCCTTTATCAACAAAAAATAAAGAGGAGAAATCTATGAATAAAGAAGATAGACATATCCTTAATGTTACTGAGACTGACAACACTGTAGTTGTTGAATTTCAGAAGCATGAGGATGTTGAACATGAAGATGATGCTATTGAATTAGAAGCATCTTCAGATCAAGACGAAGATAACCGCGATATTGATTTTTCTATAAATTATAGAACAATTGATTTATCAAAAGCATCTTATATTGATGAAGAAAAAAGACTTGTTCGAATTGGCGTAAGCTCTGAAGAACCGGTTGAACGCTCATTTGGCTTAGAAGTTTTAAGCCACGAGCAAAAAGATATAGATATGCAATTTATATCTTCAGGTAGGGCTCCGTTTTTGTTGGATCATGATATGACTAAACAGATTGGAGTTATAGAAGAATTTAAACTTGATGAGACTGCTAAAAAGACAATAGCAGTAGTAAGATTGGGAAGATCAGCTCTTGCTCAAGAAGTTTTTCAGGATATTCAAGACGGTATTCGAATGAATATAAGTGTTGGGTATAGAGTAAATAAATTAGAACGAGATAACAACGGCGATGAAGACTACTACCGCGCAGCCTGGACTCCAATGGAGGTATCCAGTGTTTCTGTGCCAGCTGACCAGTCAAGGCTTGTCGGAGTTGGTCGTTCTGCTAACTTAAAAAAAGGTATTATTATGACAGAAGAAAAAAAACAAGATATTAATCTTGACGAAGTCAGAAGCCAGACTCTTGAGGAAGCTAAAGCTGAATTCAAAAGAAATTCGAAAGAAATCATTGATTTAGCTGTTAAGCATAACAAAAGAGATTTAGCTGATGACGCTATTAGAAACGGTGTTTCAGTAGAAGAATTTAGAGGCGCATTGTTAAACGAAATTTGCAATGACAAACCTTTAGATACTGCTGAAATCGGTATGAGCAAAGAAGAAGTAAGAGAATTCTCTTTAGTTAGAGCAATTAATGCACTAGCAAATCCTTCAGATAGAAAAGCTCAAGAAGCTGCTAAATTTGAATTTGAATGTTCAGATGAAGCTGCTAGACAGTATGGTAAAACAGCTCAGGGCATTATGCTTCCTGCAGAAGTTTTAGGGGCATGGGGCAAAAGAGACTTAAACACATCCGATGATTCAACTCTTATATCTGAAGATTATAGAGCTGGTGATTTTATTGATGTATTAAGAAACTCTTCAAGCGTTATGCAAGCCGGAGCAACCACCTTACGCGGATTGCAAGGAAATGTTGTAATACCAAAGAAAACAGGTGCTTCATCTGCTGCTTGGATTGCAACTGAAGGCGCTGCTGCTGCTGAAAGTGAATTTACTACAGGTTCAGTAACAATGTCTCCAAAAGTAATTGGCGCGTTTACAGACGCTTCAAGATTAATGCTTCAGCAGTCTTCTTTGGATGTTGAAAACTTAATAAGAAATGACTTAAGTGCTTCTATTGCTACTGCAATTGACTTAGGTGCTTTAACTGGTTCAGGTTCAAGTGGCCAACCTACTGGTATTGCTAATACTTCAGGTATTAACACTACAACATTTGCTGCTGCTGTGCCTACATTTGCAGAGCTAGTTGCAATGGAATCTGCTGTATCAAATGACAACGCTTTAACAGGTTCATTAAGATATATAGCTAGACCTGCAGATTGGGGCAACCTAAAAACTGTTGATAAAGCAAGTGGATTTGGTCAAATGATAGTCGGTCCAGATGGAAACATTAATGGATATGATGTTGTTAGATCAAACCAAGTTACTTCAGGTGATTACTACTTTGGTAACTTTGCAGACTTATTAATTGGTCTTTATGGCGGTCTTGATATAACAGTTGATCCGTATGCTCTTAGCACATCAGGTGGGGTACGAATTGTTGCTCTACAAACTTTAGATGTAGCTGTTAGACATGCAGTATCTTTCTGTAAATCAAGCGACTAATTAGTTGATGCTTAAATGGAATGGGGGCAGCAATGCCCCTATCTTAAATATGAAAAAATTTTTAATAACTAGTGATACAATAGCCTTAGGCAAAAAAGTGTGCACAGGAGACGTTATAGAGCTCCCAGAGCACGTTGGTATTGAGCTATGCTCATACAATAAAGCTGAAGTTTATGTTGAAAAACCTAAAGTAAAAAAAGAAAATAGAAGCGTAGGTTTAAAAACTTCAAAAACAAAAACTTTAAAAACAAAATCTAAAGACTAATTATGTCAATGGAATTTGATAGAGATTTTGATGGTTACTTTGATGCTGATTTTGGGCATGGTATAAAAGTAACATATACTCCAACGGGAGGGTCATCATCTTCTATTAATGCAATTTTAAATCAAGAGTACGTAGATATTGATACAGCTGGATTACCTGTGCAAGGATTTACTCCGGTTGCCCAAGTTAAAACAACAGACGTGCCAAACATTGCTTTCGGAGATTTATTAGCAGCACCTGCTATAAATAATTTAGATGGCACTCAAATAAAATCAGCAACAAATTATAAAATTATAAATTTTGAAAATGATAACCTTGGGGTTACCTCATTGATACTTGAGGTTCAATAATGGCTAATCATGTAAGACAACAGATCAGGGAATACTTTGGAACCGCATTAACAGGTTTAACCACTACAGGCGCTAACGTATACCAATCAAGAGTGTATACATTGCAAGATAATACTTTGCCTTCATTGGTTATTTACACTAAATCAGAAACTTCTGAACCTATTGTTATAGGTATTGATCGAGTGATGAGTCGGGAATTATCTGTTGTAGTTGAGGTATATTGTAAAGCTATTTCAAATTTTGATGATACTGTTGACACAATAAGTAAAGAAGTAGAAGAGGCTATAATGGCAGATAGGACGCTAAATGGGTTAGCTAAAGATACTTATATAGAGTCTACGGAAATAGAATATGCAGGAGACGGGGAGCAGCCAGTAGGTTATGCAACCTTAACTTTTTTAACAAACTACTATATTCAGGAAACCAATCCTGATGTAGCGGTATAATAGGAGATAATTATGAAACTAATTAGTCCAAATGGTAAAATTTCAATTGAAGTTCCACAGTCAAATGTGAAAACTATGTTGGAAATGGGTTGGAAAAAAGAAGCAATCCAGTCGCAAGACAAAATTAAATCTTCTTCTAACAAAAAGCCGAAAGGCGAGGTGAAATAGAATGTCAACATTTAAAGGAAATGATGGTATTATTAAGCTAGGCGGTTCTGGCGGAACTAATATTATTGCTGAGGTTAGATCATATTCTTTAGAGCATACAGCAGATACTATAGAAGATACTGCTATGGGTGATGCTAGCAGAACGTATAAAGATTCATTAAAATCTTTTTCAGGCTCTGTAGATGTGTTCTGGGATGATTCTGATGCTAATGGACAAGGTGCTTTTATTGTGGGTAACACTGTAATTCTTAACTTATATCCAGCTGGTGCTTCAGATACTTATTATAGCGGCTCTGCCATTGTAACTGGTGTTTCAAGAAGTGCATCTTTTGATGGTCTTGTTGAGGCTTCATTGTCTGTACAGGGCTCTGGTGAATTATCAACAACAACAGCATAAACGATGTCAGTAATAGATAACGCTAAAAAGCACTTTGATAGCTTAGAGACAAAAATTATAGAAGTCCCTGAATGGGGTGAGGATGAAAATATACCGCTTAAGATTTATTGCAAGCCAATAACTCTTTCAGAGACTTCTAAATTTATGAAGCTAGCAAAAGATGATGATGTGCAGCTATTAGCTTATGTTTTAATTTATAAAGCACTAGATGAAGCTGGTGAAAAAATATTCACTATTGCTGATAAAAAAGCCTTGTTGGAGAAGGTTGATAGAGATGTATTGATAAGAGTATCTAGTGAGATGATGAATAACATGTCACAGGACGAAGTTAAAAAAAAGTAATAAAAGATAAGCAGTTATATGTCAAATATGCATTGGCTGAAAAATTAAATAAAACTCTTTTTGAAATAGAACAAATGACAGTAGAAGAGTTTCAAGGATGGTTGGCTTATCTTGAAATTAAAAATGAGCAAACGGGAAGATAATGGCTAAATCTGATATTAAAGTACGACTGTTAGGTGAAAATAAAACAGGCGCAGCTTTTAATAAATTTAAAAAAGATGTAGAGGGCACTCAAAGCTCTTTAAAAAATCTTAGAAATACATTAATTACTGCATTTAGTGTTAGAGAGATTACTCAGGCAGCAGATCAATTTGTAAACATACAAAATAGAATGGGAGCTTTAACAGGTTCTGTAGAAGGCACTGCAAAAGCAATGTCTGAGATGAAAAGAATTGCCATAGAATCAAGAACTGATTTTGATGCTATAGGTACTTTGTTTACAAGATTGACTATTGCAACTCAAGAGCTTGGAGTTTCCCAGGATGATATTGCAAAAGCCACACAAACAGTTGCTAATACATTTGTTATTGCTGGTGCAGAATCTTCCGAGGCTGCAAACTCTGCTAGACAGCTTGCGCAGGGTCTTGCTTCTGGTGCTTTAAGAGGTGATGAGTTGCGTTCAGTTATGGAAAACAACGTAATTCTATCTAATTTATTATCAAAAGGTTTAGGTATTACAACTGGTGAATTAAAACAATTTGGTTCAGAGGGTAAATTAACAGCTGAGGCTATTTTGCCAATATTAATAAATGCTGTAAGCGAAACAAGTGAAACAGTTGATAATATGAGTATCACATTAGGCCAGGCATTTACAAACCTAAGAACACAATTTACAACGCTTGTTGGCCAAATTAATAATGCTACAGGCGCTTTTTCAATGATAGCTAGTGCTGTTAATATTATTAGCCAAAACTTAGATGCTTTAT